AAGCCGGTTTTCGAGCGGATCAGCGGCCCGGTGTCATGGGCGCCGACGATGACCGGGGTCTTCGACCAGACCAGAGCGGCGGCGTTCAGGCTGGGTTTGCCCTTCGGATAGGCCTCCGAGCGGATGGTGCGGGCAAGTCGCGGCCCGAGCCCCGCGCCGGTGATCTGCGCGCGCCAGGCGGCCTTGAGCCCAGTCCCGGCCTCGCGCATCGCTGTGGTGACGGCCTTCTCTCCAGCCTTTACCTCCGCATCCATGATCCGTGCGATATCGCCGATGATCTGTGTTTCGAGCTTCATGGCGGATCACACCGGGCGCAGATCGACGGTCCAGACCAGCCGCTCGCGGTCGCGCACCGCCTCGCCCTGGATGAGGAAGGCCTCGCCGTCGATCTCGATCCGGTCGCCGGGACGCGGGCTCGCCACCTCGGCGACACGCAGATCGAGCCGGGTGGTCTCCGACCAGAGGCGCGCCTCGCCAAAGCCGGTGACGTCGTCGGGCCGCCGCAGGATGGCGCGGACCAGCGACGGCGCGCCGCCCTCGGCGGTGTAGACGACGTCCCGCGCGAGATGCGCATCCGCGAAGAGCGCGTCGAGGGCGGCTTTGATGCCGGTCATCAGGTCCGCCGCGCGGAGCGCAGCACCTGCGGCCGCGTGCAGATCGGCAGCGGATTGGACTCGATCTCGAGCCGTACCCACTCGTCGCGGTCCCGGTCAGGGATCGTGCGGGCATAGAGCGGCTGGCCCAGCGTGTTGACGGTCTCGAACGTGTCGGCGGGGGCGTAGTAGATCTCGAAGAGCCCCTCGATACCCTCGGGATAGAAGAAGGCCTTGTCGGTCGGCACGGTGAAGCCGACGCCGCCCCGGTAGCGGCGGAAGGTGATGCCGCCGAAGCTCACCTCGTCGGCCACGCGGCCGCGCAGGTCGGCGGCGGCTGCGGTATTGAGGTAAGTCTCCCGTACCTCCTTGTGGGCGACGAGATCGGCGAAGAAGGCCGAGCCGCATTCGGCACGAACCTGAACGGCGCCGGCCGAGAGCCCGCCCATCGAGTCCTCGACGCTCTCGATCAGCGCCTGGCAGCGCTTGCGCAGCGCCCCGGAGGCGGGGGTCGCGTTGTCGAGATCGAAGTCGATCTCGGCCGCCGGTGTGATGCCGAACTCGGTGAAGTAGTTCACCACCGTCGCGTGGTCCTTCGGGTCCTTCACCAGCCCCTGGATGCCGTTCAGGAGGTGGTATTCGAAGGTGGTCTCGGCATCCTGGCGGAGTTTCCTGAGCCGATAAGCCACCTCGGTCTGCACCTGCTGCGTGGCGCTTTCGGAGCCGAAGTCGCGGACGGACTGGATCTCGGAGGCCCAGAGCACGTTCTGCTTCTTGAACTGGCGGCAGACGAAGGCGCGCATCTCGCGCCGGTCCGGGACCTGCTGCTCGTAGGCCGACCCGCGCTCAGAGAACGGGATCAGCGAGAGTGTGCCGTCCCGGCTTTCGATCACGACGGTGCGGGAGCGCACGCCGCGCGGGCTGAAAAGGTTCGAACCAGAGAGCAGCGCGGGCTTGTAGGGGATGTTCTCGAGCGCGCGGGTGAGCTCGACGATGGTGAAGGCATCGCCTTCGAAGATGTCCATGGTGGCCATGAAGATGCCTCCTGTCGGGATTGGGTCAGCGGACGAGGATGCCCGCGGCGAGGAGCGCCGTGTGGGCGGCCGAGATCTCGCCCTCGCTGGGCGTGCCGGCGAAGACGAGGTCGTGGCGATTTACGATGGCGGGTCCGCGGACGACGGCGACGGCCGGCACATCGCCACCGGACGCATCCGCCTTGCCCCAGAGCACGGCGACGGCGGTCTCGGTGCCATCGACGGCGGTCGGGTCGTGGGCAGCGTACTTGCCCGAGGCGGTGATTTGGCCCAGCACCGTGCCGGGCTCGAGCGTGCCGGAGGCGACGGTGATCGTCTCGCGGGTGTAGTCGCGGAAGGCTTCCCAGACGAGGAAGCCGCCGGGGTGTTTGCCTTCGACCAGCGTGGTCATGGTGTCATCCTTTCACTTTGAAGGTGCGGGCGACGATCTCGCCCCAGGGGCGCGCGGCCGAGGAACGGCCGGGCTGCGGGTGATGGGGCGCGATCTCGGGCTCGGCTTCGGCCTTGGCGGCGAGCAGCGCAGCGCGCACCTCGTCGAGGCTCATGTCCTGTTCGAGGAAGCGGCCGGCCATCTGCGCCTGGCCGGCAAGGCGGCAGAGATCGATGACGGCGCGGGCGTGGCCAATGGCCTCGGCCCGGATCACGGCAGGATCCGGCGGCGCGCCACTGGGCGGTGGCGTCTCGGCCGGCGGCTCCGAGGCGTAGGGAACGGCCGGATCGTCCTCTGCGTCGGAGACTTCATCGTTCTCCGCGGTCTCAGTGTCGGCAGTTTCCGCATCGGTTGCGGCGTCGTCGCTTTCGCCGTCTGGCTCCGGCTCAGCCTCGACCGCTTCGACCAGCACCGGCGGCGCATTGCGGAAGCGCCCGATGTCGAAGCTCGCGGCAATCCGGACAGGCTCGATCAGGCGATCGGCGAAGCCCTGCGCGACGGCGTCCGATGCGTCGAACCAGGTCTCGGCGGCCATGAGCGCGGAGACCTCCTCCGGCGTCCGGCCGGATTTCGCGGCATAGCCGGAGACGAGGCTGCCCTTCACCTTGTCGAGGGCCTCGGCCATGGCGCGCATGTCCTCGGCCGTGCCCATCACGAGGCCGGCGGGATCGTGGATCATCAGGAAGGCGTTCTCGGGCATGACGATCTCGTCGCCCGCCATGGCGATGTAGGAGGCCGCCGAGGCGGCAATGCCGTCGATCCAGACCGTGACCGGGCCCGCGTGCCGTTTCAGCGCGTTGTGGATCGCGACCGCGTCGAAGACGGACCCACCGGGGCTGTTCAGCCGCAGATCGACGGGCGTGCCCTCGGGCAGTGCGCCCAGTTCGGCGAGGAACCCCTTCGCCGAGACCCCGTAGGCACCGATTTCGTCATAGATCGCCACTTCCACACCGGTCCCCCGGGCGCGGATCGCATACCAGTTTGCCATGTCGTCACTCCTGTTCGGTGGCCGGATCGGTCGCGTCGGCGCCGGCGTCCGTGTCGTTGCCGGCGCCGTCGCCGGGCTCGGCCCGCGTTGCCGGCGTCGCGCGGGCGCCCTGCGTCTCGCCGGGGCTCGTGCGGTAGCGCAGGCCGAGACCTGTCGCGCGGGCGGCGTCGGCGGCGTTCTCGCGGTCGACTTCCTCGATGTCGTAGCCGGTGGCCTCGACCACCTTGCGCCGCGAGGTGATGCCGGCTTCCATCGCNNNNAGCACCTGCGCCTGGATGTCCTTCAGCGGATCGACCCAGTCCCAGCGCGGCGGGATCCATTGCACCGGCCGCACCGCCGCGGGATCGGCATCGAGCGCGCCCGATAGCACCGCCGTTTCCAGCCAGCGCAGCCAGACCGCGCGACAGAGCTGGTGCACGATCACGCCATGCTGCAGCTGGCCGATGCGGCGGCGGAACTCGACCAGCTCGGCGCGCAGGCTCGAGTAGTTCGCCTGCCGGACATCGCCGGTGACGAGGTGATAGGGCAGCCCCAGGGAGGCCGCGACCGAGAGAAGCGTGCGGTACTGGAACGCCTCGTAGCCGCCGCCGACATCCGCCGGGGACGAGAACTTCACGTCCTCGCCCGGCAGCAGCACCTGCATCGTGCCCGGTTCGAGGCTCGCGATGGCGGCCCCGTCCAGATCGGCCTCCGCCTCGCCCATGATGGGCTCTTCCGGCGCGGTCTTGGTGATGAAGCCCGCGAACATCGCCGCGGTCTTCTTCCGGTCGAGCTCTGCGTCGTCGTACTGGTCGAGCAGGAACAGCCGCACCATCGCCGGCGCGATATGCGGCAGCCCCCGGATCTGGCCCGCGTCGATGGGACGGTAGATGTGGAGCACATCCGCCGCCGGCACGCGCACCGTCTCCGGGATCACCGCTCCCTGGTCGGTGCTGTCGCCCGGATGGCGGCGGCGGAAGTGGTAGGCCACGCGCCGGCCGATCCCATCGAACTCGATCCCGCAGCGGATGCGGTTGCCGTTCGCCGCCGTCTCGGTCTTCTCGAAGGGCAGCATCTCGGACTGGAGAAGCTGCAGCTGCAGCGGCACCAGCAGACCGTCCTCAGCCCGGCGCGGGCGCAACCGGACGAAGCATTCGCCCGCGACGAACATCTCTCGCGCGACCATGGCCTGCAGGCCGTAGAAGTCGGTCAGCCCGTCCGCGTCGGCCTCGTCGGTCCAGGCGAGCCAGAGCCGCTGGACCCGGTCGCGCAGATCGCCGTCCCCGATCAGCGAGGATGGCTTGATGCCGTCGCCGACAAGGTTCGCGGCGAAGGCCTCGCAGGCGTTGGCGGCATAGCCGTTGGTCACCACCAGCTCGCGGGACCGCGCCAAGAGCCGAGGCCCGCCCGAGGCAACCAGCGCGTTGATGTTCTCGAGCGGCGGGTTCCAGCCGCGCAGTCGGCGTTTCGCCATGGCACCTTCGAGACGGGCGCGCACGGCAGCGGGGCCGCCAGTCGGTCGTCGGCGGAGACGGTCGAAGAGGCCCATGAATCAGAGCCCCTTCGCCGTCGTCACGCGCACCTGCCGGACGATCCGCCGCCCCTCAGCCGCGGCGATCTCGCGGTCCAGCGCCTCGATGGCCCGGTCGATCTCGGCCACGCTGCGATAGTCCACGGTCTTGCCGTCATAGCTGACCCGCGCCACGCCCGAGGACCGCTGCGCGGCCAGCGCGTCGCGGCGGGCGCGGAGCTCTGCGGCCGTGGCCATTGGGTCACCTCATGTAGCTCGACCGCACCGTGCGCCGGCGCGGCGTCGTTCGGGTTGGGGCGGATGGCGCCGTCGCTGGACCGGCCTCGGGCCCGTCCTGTTTCGCCACACCGAGTTGTGCCTCCAGATCGGCCCACCGCGCCTCGGGCCAGCGATCCGCCCCAAGAATCCACGCCGCCGCGCGGGAATAGACCCGGCAGTCCAGCGCCTCGTTGCGCTCGCGGAGCTTCTGCCATTCGAGCCGCGTGAAGCCACGCTTGCCCTTCACCGTCACCAGCTGCTCGGCGGTCAGCTGCTTCAGCCATTCGCCGTCCGCACAGTCCGGCAGATGGATCGTGCCGGGCGGGCACAGCGCGCCCGCTGCCTGTTCTTCCCTCGTCGGCCGGTCCTGCCGCAAGAAGCGATAGGTCTCGGCCTTGAAGGTCGATGTGGCCACGGTCCAGAGCCGGGCGCCGCGCCGGAGCCGCTTGCCGGCGATGGTGGCATCGACATAGGTCGGCCCGGTCACCGGGCTCGTCCGGGTGAACCCCTCGACGCCCTTCACGGGCGCTACCTGCGCGAAACCCACCTGGCGCGACCATGCATAGACCGCGCTCGTCTCGTAGCCCGTGTCGATGGCGAGCCGGGCCAGCGTCATCGGCTGACGCGACGCATGCGCCCATGTCCGTCCGAGCAAATCCGTCAGCTGCTGCCAGCAGGCCGGATCGCCGGGGCCGCCTTCGAGCACGAGGTGGTCCACGAGCCAGCTTTCCAACCCGCGGCCCCAGGCCCAGACGTCGACCTCGATCCGGTCCTTCTGCACGTCGGC